TGCGGAGGACGTTCATCACGCTATATTTGCGGTCCTTGCCGATGACAACGGCGGGAGCCTCAATGTTGGCCTTGGTGGCTTGGGCGGCTTCCGGCTTGCGGGCCTTCAGCGCCTCGACCTCCTTGCGGAGCGCCTCGGCGTCCTTCGCCTGCTTCTCGACGATCATCGCGTCAAGCTCGGCGCGGCCCTTGCCGTCGTCGATCAGTTCCTGCACCTTTTCGGCATCAATGCCGAACTTGGCGGCGCGGGCGAACAGGCCCGCCATTTCTTTAGGTTCCATTTTCTTAGTCTCCTTGCCGGATTGTCCGGCGATTTGTTTATTTACTTCTGCCTCGGCACGGCCCACGCCGACGCCCGGATCGGCCGGAACCGGAACGAAACTCGCCTCGTAGGGCATCCAGGACATGGCCCGAACCACCGGGATTCCATCCTGCTCGCCCTCGAGACGGTAGCTGTCGGCGTCCACCCGGTATCCCACGGATGTGTTTCGCCGCAGTTTCCGCACCGCGTCCTGCCTGATCTCCTGCGCCCTCGCGCCCGTGCAAAATTCAACCAGCCCGCCCATCTTGCGGTCGGCCAGTTCCACGCTCAGCAGCCCGATCTGGTCCCCGCCGTGCGTGTCCAAAATCACAAGCCCGTCCTTGCAGCGGCTCATGTCCACGCTGCCGGGCGCGTGGTCGAGAATCTCGTATGCCAGCTGCATCTCTCCGTTGAAATAGACGTAGGACAGAACGGGCGCTTCGCTCGAAACGCTCATGTGGACGCTCTGCTCATCGCCCTCTCCACGCACCTCGAACGCCGCCTCGCGGTATCTGATGGCTCGGTCGTCGATGGCCTGCACAGGCTCACTACTTTTCTTCGTCGTCTGGTTTTTCTTGCTCATTCGTCACCTTCGTCGGTTGCTTCAGTTCGGCAAGAATTCCGCCTGCCAGCTCCTTCTCGCGCTTCAGTTCCTCGATGTTGTCGTCGAAGTCCGTCCCCATATCGGCGGCCACCTGCGCATTCGTCTTCCACCCCCGCAAGACGGCAGTCTCCGCAGCGTTCATGTCCTTCATGGGGTCAACCCACATCCAGCGCCGTCCGCGAAACTCATGCTCCGCGAACTTCGGAAACTTCTCCGCCGGATAGTTGCCGCTGACGGCGAGTCCCAAAAACGACTTGAGCCACATGAGGAAAACCGGCGATTTGTTCTGTGCGATGAATTTGTTTTGAAGCTGCGTCCACATGTCTCGTTCGGATATGGTCCCGACGCGAACGGATGAAAACGAAACGCCCGCCCAGTCGTTGCTGAAATTGGAGTATTCGACGCCAAACCCGCTCGCCACGTCGCGCAGCATTGACGCCTTGAACGCTGTCAACTCTCGGTTCGGATGCTGCGGCGTGTTGACCTTTGAATCCCATCCGGGCGGCAGGACTTCCGATTGCCCCGGCTCTTTGTCGGCAACCAGGCTGTTCGCAACCTCGGAGTATTCCTCCGTCGTCAAGTCCGCAATCCCGTCGGGATCGTCTCCGTGGGCGAAGTAGGTCCGCACGCTGCAAGCCTCGTCGCGCGCGGCCGTGATTTCCGCCTTATCGTACTCTTCGAGCATTTTCAGCTTGACGAGCACGGCGTGGCCCCAAGGAATCCCGCGCGTCTGGTCTTCGTCCTCCGGCATGAACCCGTGGATCACCTTCGCGGCCGGAACGCGCAGCAGCGGCCCGCCCCTCCCGTAGTAGCCGCTCTTCGGGTCCGTCGAGTGGAAATAGTAGGCCACCGTCGCGCCGGTGCGGCGATCCAGTTCAACGCCGCAATAGACTGGATTCTCCTTCGCCGTGGCCTCGCGGAAATAGGTTTCGTCGCAGGCGTCCGGCCGGACGATGCGGAAGGAGATGCCGTAGGGATTGTCGGCCACTTGCGGAAGCATGAAGTACTCGCCGTCCCGCGCCTCCGTCTTGGCGTTTAGCGCGTCCATTTCGGCGAGCGTCTTGCGCCCGGTGGCGTCGCACCACGTCAGGTTCGTCTCCGGGTCGCGCCACGTCGACCAGCGCCAGAAATGGTACTCGATGAAACGAGAAGCAAGCGCGTCAAGCCGGAAATCCTTTGCGCCCGGGAACCCGTCGTGCGGCGTGGACTTGAAGCCAAACCCGTCGCCGACGACGTTTATGGAGATGAGCTGCAACCAACGCTTGAAGTGCGGGTTGTTCTTCGCCATTTCCCGCGAACGGCCGCGAATCGTGGCAAGCTGTCCGCGTATTTCCTGCGCGCTGAATCCGCCGTCGAGCCGCCACCCGGCCAGAAGACGGTCGGTCTGCGCCGCCGCGAACGAGCGGACGGCGACGTGCTTCGATTTCGATGAAGAGATGGGCTTGGCTACAGCGGCTTTCCCGGCCCGCGTGCTTTTTGTTTTGCTGGTGGTGGCCTTGGCCGTCATGTGAACCTAGCCCGGATAATGGATGGCTTGCGGTTGCCGGTTTCCCGCGCAACCATGCGGACGCAAAACGCGCGGAGCTTCAGAAGCTCGGAGATGTCTCGGTAGTTGACGCTCATCCCCTCGATGCTCATGCTCCGCTGGTCGCTCGTGCCCCAAGTGGCGATGGCCGCGTCCACGCTTTCGAGCACCGTCGCCCACTTGGATGCCAGCAGCGGCGAGGCCGAGACGACGATGACGCCGGAATCGACGGCGACCACCTGCGCGACGGATTCGCCGACGGTCTGGGTGGCGATGGCGTCGAACCGGATGCTCCCGGCCGGCAGGGTCAGCGTCTGCGCGGATGTCAGCGCCAAGACCCACGCCCCATCCGTCCCTCCCGTGCAAGCCTGCGAAAACGGCGTAGGCGCGGAGAAGCGATACGTGACCGCCCACCCATCCGCCGCCGGATAGTCCGCCATCGTCGCCGTCTCGGAGATGGTCTCCCCGGCCACAAGTTCCTTCGGCAGGATATTCTGTTGCGTAGCCATTCTAAAATTCGACAACCGGGAAAACAAAAAGCGGACCTCGTTGGTGTTGGTCCAACAAGGTCCGCTGAAATGTCCTTGGGTAAGATGCCGCTGGCCGGCGACACTTCCCGTTTGTCTATGGTGCTATCTTCTCACGATTTGAAAGGCGGTCAATATGCCGCGCTCGAATAGATTGCAGATTGTGCAATCTTTATTTTTCCGGCGATTTCGGCATCCTGGTACTCCCGAACTCCGTCCGCGTGCGTGCAAAGCGCCTCGACTTCGCGCGCCGTCATGTCGCGGCCGGCCGTGAGCTTTTTCCCGCACTTGCAGCACGCCCGGTATTCGAGAATCTTCTTGTTCGCCGGATCGACGTGTCGGCCGCTGTCCTGCCTTGTAGAGTGCCCGCAGGCCGGACAAACGACCGGCATCGGTGCAGGAATGTAGTGCCTGAACACGTAAGGCCTAACCGGGTCGCGGTTCTCCGCCACCGGATCGCGAGTCGCCACCGCGTCACCACCTCGGCCGACCGATGACGGCCCGGTGCCTGGGCCTATCGGTGCCCGCCTCCGCGCCGCCTCCCACCCTTCCCGCTCCTTCTCCTCCGCCCTGCTTCTCTTCTTGTTTCCCATTTGCCTCTCCTTGTTTCGTTTCTCCGGCCACCACGCGGCGGCCGCCGACGATGGCCGCGATCTTGCGCTTGGTTTTCGCATCGCCCATCCCGCTACTGCTCAAACCCGACAGAGCCGCCGCCACCCAGCATCCCGTCAGCGCGTCGCCCCAGTCCCATGCGTCCCCTGGCGCGTGCGTCCATTCGTACCGCCATCCAAGCTGCGTCTCGTACTTCTGCGCCAGCCGTTCGGCCGCGACGTGTTCCGCGAACGGAAGGTGAGCCCGCCGCGTCGGCGCAGCGTGGAGCGTGCAGCCGCCCGGCTCGCCGGCCGTGCCGAGGAAAGCCCGTTGCGCCACCTCGCGCCAGTGGTCGACGTTCGCCATCGCGTAGGGGCAATGCCTCGACTGCGGGCGCTGGTAGTGCGCCTGTTCGGCCGGCCGCCCGACGATGGTCGCCGCCGCCCACCTGTACCGGTGCGCCGCCCGCCCGATGGCCGGAACCACGCGGAACGGATACCGCGCCGCCTCGGCGAACCGGTGGACCGTCTCGCTCTCGAAGCTCGCGTCCACCAGCAAAAGCGACGGCAGGATGGCCGTCCCCTCTCGCATGAACTTCGCGCCGGCCAGTTGCCCGCACAGTTCAGCAAGCCCGCGGTAGATGGATAGCTGCCGCGCTTGCGCGCTGGCCTTGTCCCCCCACAGCAGGCCGCGCCCCGGATGCCGCCCGTATGCAGCGACGTGGCAGGTCATCTTCTGGTCGAAGCCGGCCACGCACCAGTGCAGACCGCTCCGATTGATGTCGCAGTGTCCCACCAGCACGTTAGCCGCGGACGGGAGGTGGAACCGCGGCAGGTCGTTCACGTGGGACAGGATTTGCTCGGCCGTCAGTTCGTACTGGCCGGCCGCGACGTCCTTCGGGTCGTTCTGGTATTCCGCCCAGAACTGGTCCCCGCTTTCCAGCAGCAGCGTTTCCGCCGTCTGCAAGGCCGACGTTTCCCCCGCCCGCACCCGCTCCGGCCACGACACCTCCGCCCCTGCGTCCATCGCCGCCCGGTTCGCAAGATAGAACGCCGTCGCCGCGTCCGGCCCGTCGCCGTTCGCCAGCCCCTCCCGCAGCAGGTCTCCGTATTCCTTCCAAAGCGTGTCCTGCGCGTCCGGCCACTTCCGAACAAGCCGGCACGTCAGCCCCTGCCATTCCGGGTGCGCCCCGTGGTCGAGAAATCGGTGCGCCAGGTCGCCCTTGCGGATCACGGTGCAGGGCATCACGGCGGCGATCTTCTTGCGCGGCCCAGCCAGCCCAAGCACGTCGCCCATGATGATCCGTTCGCGCATCGCGCATTGGCTCGGCGACTCCGCCGATTCGCGCGTCTGGGGGTCGTCCAGAAGCACGAAATCCGGCCGCATGACCTTCCCCGCCTTGTCGTCACGCCACTTGCCACGGATCGCCCCCGTCAGCCCGTGGCCTTCAAGCACCGCGCCGTCAGACGGATAGGGTGCGTCCCGGCCCATCGGCGTCGGCAGGATCAGCGTGGCCTTGCCCCAGCCAAGCCCCAGCGGCTTGAAGTCTCGCCGCAACATGTACCGCGCCTTGATCGCCTTCCCCTCCGTCGCCCGCGCGTAATGGCAAACATGCGGGTAGTGTTCCAGCAAGGTAGGGTTTTCGATGAGTTGCGCCCTCACAAAGTCGGTCAGGGCCCCGGCCAGTTCAGCGGTCGCGGCCACCACCACGACATACCGCCGCTTCCCGGTCAGCATGACGTACAGCAGTGACCATTTGAGGATCGTCGTCTTGCCGTGGCCCCGAGGCATCGCCAGCGCAAAGTGCCCGCCCTTGTCAATGGCCTCCTTGATCTTGGCGAGGACAGCGAGATGGTCGGGACTCCACTTGTCCGAAAACGCCTCCCCGCCGTGGAACCGGAGCCATGCAGGGAAGTCGGCCTCCAGTCGCTTACGCTTGCGGCACACCTCGGGCGGCGGGTCTTCGTGCTGCTGGACACGCGCAACCTTGCGCCCGGCTTCGATGTGCCGCTGCCGCCTGGCGTCGGCTAGGACGGCGCGTTTTACGCTGTCGGCGGTTGCGGGTTTGGTGGCGGAGGGCATGGGCTACGCATCCGCCTTTCGAATCTCGATGCCGGGGAACGCGTCGGCCATGCGCTGGAGGATCACGGCGCAGTAGG